GGCGGCAAGTCTTCTTCCATTTCTCGTATCTTTTCGCTATAGAGAAGGGATTTTAGTTCGATATTACTGAGTCCTCCAAACGCGTCAGTACTTACAAACCAGGCAAAGAGCACAAGATTCATAACCATGTCGTCGTGGGTGTTTCCTCGCGCAGCATAGCTGTCACCCTTTGGTTCAAAGCTACTAAGTTCAACTATTGTATCTGCGTCACAAACCTGAAGTTTGCCACTTTCTAATAGATCTTTTAGGTTGCTGCACCCAATACGCTTTACACGTTTTGTCATTGTCACACCAATACCACTTGACTTTACAGAACTCTGTACAAACGTGTTGTCATACTCATAGTCGTAATAGATCGAGTTGCATACCACTTGTCCAGCATCATTGTTTTCAACTATTACAAGTGCATCGTTGTATGTCTTTGCGGCACGAACAATAAACTCTGGAAACATAAGTGGAGACACAAGGTTGTCTCGATATGTACACACCTGCTTAAATGTGCCGTCTACGCCAGATATATCAAACACAGTAAATGTACTGTAGTCCTGGCCGCGACCTTTACTGACGTCAGCAGTTATTATATAGTCATGACCTTCAATTGGTTCAACATAGTAACGTATGCCATGTTGAAGTTGTAGAGGTTCACGTGACTGCAGTCCTAGCAATGTGTCTGAACCTATTAGCGTCTGGGAGCTGCCAATAAAGTTTACTTCAAACTCCTGGGCAAATTGAAGTTCGCTGCTGTTTGCAATCGTCTGACGTTTCCACTCGTCGTCTCGTCCAGGCACGTCATTCCATCGAATAGTAAATGGTTGAAACTCGTTTGTGGCTTGTATCGCACCCTCCCAAAGCTTATAAAACATATTACCAATGCCATTAGGAGTACTTGTAATAATAACCTTTGTGTCTTTTCCAGACGAAATAACGGGATAGGTACTTGTATAAAACTCGTTTGCTCCATGTACGAATGCAAACTCGTCAAGGAAAATAACATTCATTGAGAGTCCGCGAATACTTGAACCGCTTGTTGCAGCAGCAATAATCTCAGAGTTGTTGCTAAATTTTATGTTTCCCTTGTTTAGTATTTTACAACCAGGTTGCAAGAAAAATGGCAAGTTTTCAAGCATAAGGGTAAGACGAGACAACATCTCGCGTGCAGTCGCTCCTTTGTTTGCAAGTATGCCTATCTTTTTATCAGGGTTGAATATCGCGTAGTGAAGCAGCCACGCAACACTCGTCACAGACTTACCGCTCTGGCGACACGCAAGAATAATACTAAAGCGATTGTGTGTAAAGTGATCGACCATCTTTTCTTGATAGCCGCGCAGCTTAAAGTTTACAAGTCCGCGATCAAGGTTTATAACCTTTACATAGTGTTCTGCAAAGTACGACACACTTGCCATACATTTTTTATACTCGCTTATCTCGTGAGCGGTAAACTGCTGCTGCACTCCATCACGTTTGATGTATGGATTGCCATTATATGAATCTGGAGCGGTCATTCAACGTCAATAGCCTCATCATCAACATTACCTCTCAGTAACTTTTGTAGTTCTGTAGTGGTACCAACAAATATAGCATTATTAGTGGTGCTCGGTGCTGGAGTTTGTCCGCGTTTATCTTCAACCTGTACAATTTTCTTGCGCTCTTTTTGTAGACCTAGCAGCTGTCCGTTTATGTCAGCTGCAGTTTTTATCATACCAGCAAGTACCTCAAACGCACGTGGGTGTTCAGCATCAGCTGCAAGAGCATGCATCGTGCTTATAGCCTCGTCACTCGTATCAATAAGTTTCTTTATGCGTTCCCTCGCAAACTTGTAGTCTTCTTCAGCGTGTAACACAATTTCGTCATGAGACGGCCCAACTTGAGTGCCAGTGGCGACTGCAATTTCATGTTTTACTGGTAAGACGTTTTTTTCAAGAGATGCCAGTATGGTATCTTTGTTCTTTTTCATAATTATGGATTCTCATCAAAGCCGTATGTAGTGATTACAGTATAATTTTCTGGAGTGTCATTCTCTGGATCACCAAGTTCAACGCGCACGCCGTCAATAGGTAAAGAATCCGGAGTTATTGGGACGTCATACAAGTCAACGTCAACAACTTTAATAATTTTTGATGGGCCAGACTGTATGCCCATAAACTTAAACTTGATATCAAAATCTAATGTATAGATGATTGTACGACGACTGTTTCCAAAGTCACCTTCATAGTCATCTTGTATATTTGTGCTAGTTAGCAGTATAGGCACATCAGTAATTGAGCCAGGCCCTTCAAGATCCTTTACAGCAACAACATAGTCTGGTGTAAAGTACGGGACAATCTGCTCAAAAATTTGAAGCGCGTCATCCTGATGATGTGCAAGTATGCTTAGTTGAATACTAACTTTATACGGTATGCCCTGATATATTTTTGTCTTTGTGTCAGAGTCACCTTCAACAAGATATAATTTGCTGTTGAGTTTATTTAGTTTGCTTGTTGAGTCGTAAGCTATTGAAGTAATTTCAAAACTCATACGAGGCAGTTTGATGGCAATGTCTCCATACTCTTCCATATGCATACTTGCTAAACGAGCTAAAAACTTCTGTTTAGGACCATAGGAAATTGGTACGCGTTGAATGCCAGTCATCTTACCATTTACCTTTTTCGCTATAGAAACGTCGTTAAAGATTGTGCCAAAAACAGCTACAATCTTTTTAAGGTTGCCATTATAGTAGTATGATGAATTTAACATGACTTATGATGGGTCTCCGAACGGGTTGCTTTCGCTAAAATCGATATAGTCATTACCAGCAATTTCAAATGAACTGTTTTGCGTGAGATCGTCATTGATGAAAAGTGCTGCATCACCATCAGTCAAACCAACTACTGAATTTATGATTGAAGAAGTGTTAGATGTTTGACCCTGTAGAGCAGCATATAGAGTCGGTTGATTTAGTCTTTCAATTGGTGATAGAGTATGAAACTCTCCATCATTGAACGTTAGTATGCCTAGAGTAGCAATCGTTCCCGTTGGTGTGTGTTCATACTGCAACAATTCTGCCTCTCCAGTAACGACAGGCTCACCAGGAAGATTCGGAAGAGTAATTGTTAGCGTTTCACCAAGATTGTGAACGGGCCCGCCGTCGAAATCGAGTTCTACTCGAGTGCCCTGAGTATGACCAGCTTGTATTGTGTCAATCTCTTCGATTCCAGTATCAATCTCTTGACCACTGTATTCGAAGAGTTCACATATAAGTTTGAATGTCGGGATGACTCCCTTTGTGTCGCCACTGCCGCCAAGTTGGAAAAATGGACTCTTGTCTTCAACAAACTTAATTTCAAAGAGTCCTCCAGCGAGTGGTAAATAGATGAGATCACCTTCACGTGGTCGAACGCTGTCGTTTGTATAGCCATGACGACCGATAAGAGAGTTCCATCGACGACGACTGCATACGAGTGTGACTTGATCGCGAATTTCAAGACCAAATTTTGTCATAAGGTCGCCGTCTCCTTCGAAACCATCAACACTCTCGATATACATTTCGATCATAAACGAAGTGTCAAAGCTTGATATTACATCTTCGTTGAGTATAAAGTCTTGCTTTACAATTTTACGCGGGATATAGTAGACATCATGCCCCATAATTTTCATAGACTCGATAAGCAGATCTTCTAGAAGATTCTGTTCGGGTCTATAGCGTTCACTAAAATATACACTGCGTGGCATAATGTGTTATCCCATATAAAAGTCTGGCGGCATTTGATATTTGGTATCAAAGTCGGTCTCAATTTTTTCAATGTCTGCAATCGCATCTTCGTAGATTGCGCGACCGTTTAGTGTCACTCCACCAGGAAGAGTCATACCTTCAAATTTCAACAAGTTTGTTCCCCACTGTTTTTTCAACAGTGCAGTAAGATATTTCTTGAGAAGCATATCGTTGTAAACATCTTTAAAGTCATCAGGATCGATGGTCTGATAGCCTTCAATAATAATGTATTGACCAATCTGTACATAGGTTTTCCAGTCGTCTTGAATGCTTAATCGATTCATATGACGAGTAAATATAATCTGTTGGGTTGAACCTGTAAGTATAAGCTCGATTGAGTTCATATACTGTTTGGTCATTTCATAGTTGATGAGCGAGTCGGGCTTGCGAAGCCCATAGAGGTCGTTTAAAAACATCTGATACTTTACACTAAACATGTCAGCTGCGTCGCCGCTGCTCAAGTTTAAGACTCGCAGCACCGAAATAAGTTGGTCAGGCAACGTAAGGTAGTTGTTGATATAGTCTGCTTGAGTGACCTGATGCTTTAAGAATGTACGCACGACCGCGTCGCTGTGATACTCTTGATAAAACTGAAGTGCCTCGTCAATACGATCTTCAATCTGATCTTCGTCGATATTGATTTCGAGTACTGGAGCACCAAGAGCACGAAGGCAATAGTCTGCTAATTCTTGGCGTGATGTTGGTTTTGCCATAATATACTATTTATACTCAATGGCCTTTAGTGGCGAAATTGTATGTAATCTTTCCAGTCAAATCAGAAGAATATACACTCGAACCTGGGGTCATATACTGAAAATATAATTGTCCTGCACCTTCTGGTCCGTTTCCAAACTCTATCGTTAACGGATAATACCGATTAGCAACCATATAAAATGTACCTGTACTTTCGTCAATGCCATGCAGACCAGGCAAACTTACTACGCTATTGCCGATAGATCGGTTGACATCAAATGCATTAGTACCAAGCCATAGATAGCTAGCGTCGTCAGAAGCAAGTTTAAATGTGTGTAGTCCACTTATATTCGGTTTAAAATAACCTCTTATAATAAGACTCTCGTTGTTTGGAACCGCAGAATAGTTTCCATAGACGACACTCGCGACCTCTTCAGATTTTAAAGCTGGACCTACACGATTATTTGGACCTGGGTCGATCGGTGATCCTCCAGCATAAAAATAGTATACACCTTTACCAACTGCAGGGAAAGGTTCACCCAATGACTCTGGTCTATCATATTGCGGTTCTGGGTAAAATCCACTTTCTGCCCAAGCCTCGACATTAAAGAGATCTCCAATACGCGTTATCTGATAATAGCCTATATCACTTGGTCCTAATTCAGCTATGTTTCTATCATTAAAAAACGCGTTGCTATCATTAAAATAACCCCAATATTGCTTAGTGTACAAGCCATTCTGTAAGTTTAATCCGCTCACATCCCATGAATTTGGATCTGCTGCTTGATATGAAAAATTTTCGTACTCTAAACCGACACCTGAATTGTAGAGTGCTGTTATTTCTGGTGCTGTAAGAACCCGTCCCCAGATACCAACCTCGTCTAGCTTGCCTGGACCCGGATATTGTGTACCCGAAACGTCTCCAGCAAACATAGAAAGTAAAGTATTTTCATAATTATTTCCAGGACTTACTGAACTTAATTTGATATTATAAACGAAAACATGCTCTTCAATGCCGTTATAATATACACGTACCGTTTTTGTTGAAAGGTCATGCGTCACAGCAACGTGAACAAATCCCCCCTCGTAAATCCCCGCCTTGTTTGCATTAAAAGATGTTCCCGCACCAAGTTCATCATACCAAATTCCTCCTTCGACTGTTTGATGCGCGTCGCCCTCAAGTGTTCTAATGCGCCACAAACAACAATTCGACCAAGCATTTGGAAACATTTGATTTGTATCATCACCATTATCGTTTGTAGACATCCAAAATGAAAAACTCCAACTTGAGTTTACGGCGTCATACGGAGACGGTGCTATGTATAAACTTACATTTTCATTAAGGTCATTTTGAATTGCACTATTACCTATTACCCCTCCACCGCTTTCAATTGCGCTTGGATCATCACTATATACAGTAAGATGATTGCTTCCATGCGAGTCATAACGAGTGCCGCTCGATTCTTCCATCTTCCAGTAAGCTATAAGATTAGCAAACAAACCCGTTTCAAACGCAGATGCGTTTGTGGAGACATACTTGTATGCCAAATCTAATCCAAGACCTAACATATCAGAATAAAACTGTTACTGCAGCTGTTGAAATTGTGGTACCACTTTCTAGAATTTTTATTCCTCCGAGCGGCCATACCCCAGGAGACAGTGTCAGTGTATGTGCCACGTTGTCTACTCCAACAAGAGTAATATCTCCATTTGATGTGCCAGGCGCGACATAGAGACCACTAAACACTCGTGCTTCTCCGTCAATGATTGGTGCATACTCGCCAGCAGTAAAAGCTAAAGGTGCATAGGCGACAGCAGAAGAGGTATCACGTATAAGAGATCTTTCGTATAGGTTTAGATTATTGCTCATAATTTGTATTTATATTATTCTTTTATAGAGATTCCAGTATAGAGCGAAAGACCAAGCGCAATCAACACAATATAATGAGAAATGACTTCATTTTGATTAACAACAGCATTAAATGCTATTATTTGTATAATAGCGACGAGTGCTAGTGCTAACCATATTACAGTTTTCATGGTTTTTTCACATATTTTTCTGGTGAGCGTTCAAAATTCTTTGCGAGCTTGATGATGCCTGTAATGATTTCTGGAGAGACTACCCCGATAATGCCATAGGTAATCGCTTTGTAGAGGCTAGGAATGTCGGTCTGCTCCAATATAAACCATGCGATTGCTGCAGAGAGTGCGGCTGATATTATATTTTTAAACTGCTCGAGAATCGTATACTCTTTTTTTGCTGTCATGAGTCGAGCAAGCATGCCTGCTGCTCCAACTAGGGGTATTATCCAACCACCCTCTAGAAACTCTTTTAGCATCGATCTTTCTGGTTCCATTTATAACTATACTTTTAAAGTGTGAAACATCACGTAATGACTATCAATATAAGAGTATTTATAAAAAACACAATTTTACTTCACAAAACCGCGGTCAACCACATATTTATAAAAAAGCTCTTCATGAAAACTGCGTATTATGTATTTTGAGGCAATTTCATCAAGCGAATAGTGAAAAGCGCACGTAATATCATAGATTGTTTGTATTGATCCACAATAGTAGTTGTCTATTCCCTTTATATATCGATAATATTGCGGATATTTTAGACTTAATCCATTTTCGCAAGTTGTCATCTTTAGTAGGTTTTTAACTGGTGTATAGCATACTTGTGTAGTAAATTTATCATAACGAGTGCTTACGACAAGGTCATATTCATAGGTATGATTGTGATAGAGATGTGATGCAAGTTTAAATTTTCCTGCCCACATACGTTTCCATGCAATTTTTGGACAGGTGTTTATCTTTCCTTCTAAGTTACCATGTAATTTCAACTCAGCATCATCATCAATCATAATCTGTTTTATGTTATGCTCGCTAAAATAATCTTTAAGCAATAATGGCGTGACACTAGAACTGCTAATCTTATCAAGTTTTCGATATGAACTTTTTGCTTCTGACTCTGTCCATGTATGTAAAAATAAATCTATTGTATGCCCTTGTTTTTTTAAAAGATTTAAATAGTCTTTTAGTTGAGAGTCATTCAACCCGCCTCGTATGTGTCCTCGTATACAAAATGCGACTCTCATAATAAACCAATGTTGTGTGCGTGACGATAAACCAACTCTTCTTGATAAATGGTGTCAGGATATTGCATAACTATGCTGTCTAAATCACGATAAAAGTCATATACAAACGCATACATATTTTCTGGGGTTCCAACATAAAAATTATCAACACCAATTAAACTTTTAGTATATGACGGATATTTAAATGCAAATTTTTCGCCTTTAGAAATTAGACGTTGCAAATGATTTGGCGGAGTATAACATATTGGAGCCGTAAAAAAATCATAGCGAGTGTTAATAAACGCATCATAGTTTTTACGATTTTTGTACGCTTCTGCCACCACTGCGGCTTGTCCTGCCCACATACGTTTCCATGCAATTAGCGGACAGGTACTTTTACAAACAACACCGCTTTTCTTGCCGTATATTTTTATCTTAGAATCGTTTTCTATGCACACGTCTATCACGTTGCGGTTTTTAAAATAACTACGTAACAACCCTTCTTTAACTTGAAAAAGATGTAATCGATCGAGTGTTTTATAACTTGTTTTTGCTTCTGACTCTGACCAGGTATGACAATAGACATCAATAAAATGCCCGTCTTTTTCACAGTTGTTTATAAATTCTCGTAATGCGTCACTAAAGAGGCCGTCTCGTATGTGTCCTCTTAAACAAAGTGCAAGTCTCATAAGTCTTTAAGCTTTAACATAACATGCTTTACTGCCATCCACATGTCTAGATATTTATAGGTTGCAAGGCGTCCGACGAAAATTACGTCTTTTTCCGCTTTAGCGAGGGCCTCATAGAGGCGATAGGTTTCTTGTCCTTCGCCCCAAGGAATAGGATAAAACGGCACGTCATTTTTACCACAAGCTTTAGGATATTCTCGCGTAACGACTGTAGGGCCAACATGACCTGGAGTAAAGTAGCTGTGATCATAGACTCGCGTGTATGGGGTGTCAGGATTGTTTTGGTTGACTATAAACGTATCCATCTTTTCGCAAAGCACGTCATGCTCAAAGCGCAGCGAGCGATAGGGCAACTCTCCGTAGATAGTTCCAAAGTAGCTGTCAATCTTTCCGGTATAGACGATAAGGTCATTGGGAGTCCTCTCAAAGGCCCAGCGATCTTCAGCGCAGTTTAGATGTACTGTAATGTCGTCTAACATACGCCCGAACATTGCAGAGTAGCCTTCTTTTGGGATGCACTGATACTTTTGACCTTCAAACCAGGTAGGGTCTGCCGCGTCTGCAGTTTTAGGAATACGATTTGTAATTGTCTTTGGAATCTCGTCGAATGGCACGCCCCACTGCTTTTCGCTGTAGTCTTTAAAGACGTATTCTACAATCTCTTCTTGTGAAAGCTCGCGACCAAGTTCAGAGACCGTCTTTCGGCTGTATGGCAAACTGACTCGACCAAGTCGGGTGTCTCCCTGCGGTTGCAGCTTAAACGGGATCCACTCAGTATAACGACTTAGAAACTTATAGACTTCTTCGTCGTCTGTATGAAAAATATGAGGGCCATATTGATGCACGAGCGTGTTTGTGACGTATGCATCGGCGCAGTTTCCACCAATGTGTGGCCGCGTCTCATAAATCTCAACGGCATACCCTTTTTCTTTTAATAACACCGCTGCAGTGACTCCTGACAGCCCACAACCAATTACTTTAGCATTTTTTTTCATAAAATAGTATTTTATCACAGTTTTTGTCACCTGTAAACATAAATATATATCTATATGAAAATAAATGAAAAAGTTTACGTAAACAGCGAATTTAAAGATCTTCTCCGCAGCATGAATGTTGGCATTGTCGACTATATTGTAGTGTATAAAGTCGAAGGTGACAAGGTATTTTTCAAAGCAAACAGTGCGCGCCTCCACCTAAGCAAGGGTGAGTTTGAAGAGGTACGACTCAGCGCTTAGGCCCACCAAATATTTGGTACATGAGGGTCGTTAAATGGTCTAGGTACATTTATCTCTACGCCGTCTTCGTTTAACGCAGTCTGATTTGACGACCAGACGATAAACTGATCTCCGCCGTCAGGTATCTCGATATCAACGAGGTCACGAAAAAGTACCCAGTATTGACCGTCGTCGTTATGCTCTCCGACTTCATGCAGAGCGTGCTCGTGACTCGCTAATGTAGAAACAACTGTGCCGTCTTCTGATGCACGCGCGAATCCGTGTGCTAAGCCAAACGCTTCGGCTATCTCTTTAGAAGGAAATCGTAAGATATAATCAGTCATAACGTTATGCTGCGAATGGTGCGAATGATGCGTTAATTACTGCCATTGCAGTATTGCCAGTAACACTAGCCATTGATCCCTTGAATGTGCATGACATTGCCATCATAGCAGAGCCTCCGCCAGTTGAAGCGACCGGGAGCGTAGCGAGTGGAGTATTGCTTGGAATTGTATTTCCAGCGGTGCCGTAGTATAGAGACGCTGTACCAAGCCCGTTTGAACTTATCAATACGGTGTGGTTGTTCTGTAGACCAACACTAAACCCGGACAGTATCGGCGAATATGTTGGTGATTTTGCGACCTGTGTTGATGCTCCAACCAAAGCTGCAGACGGAACAATTGCTACTCCTCCCGAAGTGGTTGAGACTTTAAATGTATTGCTCGCTGCGGCTTCAACAACAAAATATGTTGTTTGAGCGGCGAGGTTGGTAATTCCACTCTGCATTGCAGTAAAACGTACGCGATCGCCAACAGTAAATCCGTGTGCGCCAACAGTCGTCAAAAGAGAGTTTCCTGCAGTTGAAGTTACAGCTGCTGTTCCGTCTTGGAACCACAGTCTATAACCATTGATATCATTTACTATACCAACACCGCGTCCACAAGGCAGACCGCCAGACCAGTTGTTGCTAATTCCAAGCCAATATTCTGAGGTCGAACCTGCATTCTGTTCACTGTGATTAAATCTAAAACTTATTGAAAATGGGAAATTCCAATCAAGTGATCCGCCGCTAGAAAAGTTAAGATGGCACGTGCCAAAGTCTTTGCGTGCCCACGAAGTATGATCTAAACCTAGACCAGTAGTAGGTCCATTCGAAGTATTTAAGAATGCTCTACCATCAGTAGTATCCAGCCATACGTTGTCACCAGAATTTGCAATTTGTGAAGCATTTGTGCCCCCTCTAACATTCCACGTGCGTTGTGTAGTAAAACGCTGTACGGCGCTTTCTTGCATCATCAATTCACGACGAATTGTAGAACGAGTTACCGCGCTGTGTATAGTATTTGGAAGCTGTTGCGATAATTCAAGTTGACCGCTACAGATACCGCTAAATGCAGGACTGACGAGTGTCTTGTTGCTTAGGTTTTCAGCTGCTGTTCGAGTAGATAGTTCGTTTAGATTGAGTCCTAATGCGCCGAGTATGGCAGTTTTTTCTGCAGGGGTCGCTGTATTTAAGTCGATTGGCATAATATACTGTTATTTATATTGTTATTCTAATTTGATCATTCAAATATGTAATAGAGTCTACACCCAATGTGAGATCTTGTGTAGAGGTTGTAGTAAGAGTTTGAAGCTTTGAGTTTGGCAGACGTTGACGATAGTATTGAATATTTGTAATAATTCCGTCCCATAGTCGTCCAATTGTAGCTTGTGGATTGTATCTAAAAAGATCAGTTGTAGATGGCAGCTCGACACTAGTGTCTTGCGTGCCGAGAGTGCCGTTAAGACACACCCTCGCGTCGTTACTAGCAAAAGTAAAGGCTACTTTTCTTAGTGTTGGGCCTGGAGGCAATGTGCCCAAGCCTCCACATTGGCCGGCACCTATAAATGTAAAACTTCCACTAGGACCAATACCAATATACGCTCTGATTGCTTGACCTCCTCCGTTTGTCACACCAAGTTGAACGCGTGATAAGCCATCTTCAAATCCAAACCGAAAAAGTTCAGTTGCTACTTGATCAGTTCTCCTATTTAGGCTGCATTGACCGACTAGAGTGCCGCCTTGCGCGTTATAATAGCTTGAAATACTAGATTGTGTATAGACGTCTCCCGATCTTAATGCTGGAAGAATAGTTGTTGGTATATAGCTTGAAACGTTGCTGCCGACGGCGCTATTATCAGTTTCTACTTGATAGCCCCATACATAGACAGTTTTATCTGCCCCAACACCGCCCTCAGAGGCGCCGTTTGATCCAGTAAGAGTAAAGTCTGCTACCGTTCCAGTAGCATTTGTTGAGCCTGCGGGACCAGTAACGATTAGACGCATCCAACCGTTTGGAAAATGTTCTATTCTACCAGTCGCTGAAGAGCCATTTGCATTAAAAACAAATGTGTCAAGATTAAAAAAGGGAAGCATACCACCAGAGGGACGAAGCGGCCCCCAGTCCAAAGACACATAACTCCAGTTGCCCTTTTTAACAAATGCGCTAACTGTGTATATTCTACCGCTAGTGTGTGGTATATTGTTTAGTGACCTAAGAAAGCCAGCATAACTAGCAGTACCAGAAGTTAATAGCGTAGCGCTGTTTGTGCCGTCTGGGCATGTTTCAGTTGAGACTACACGAGTGCCGTTACCAGTCCACAGATGCATTTCACCGCTACGAGTTACAAAGTTTGTTCTGTTATCTTCCTTTAAAAAACCGCGGCGCCTGAGCGTGATTGGGTCGTGTTCCAATCTTAGACCCCTGTATGATACCCACCAGTCTGATATTGCAACAGCGCCAGTAGTACGGCTAGTCACTCTAAGCGTTAGTGTTGTGTCTGACTTGTGCAGTATAGTTCCAGTAATATTTTGAGCGTCACCAGCAATGTCATCGCCGTTGAGGTCTTGCATAACGACTACTGTAGAGCCATTAAGCCAACCAACGACGCTGCCGCCTGGTACATCAATTGTAATAACAGAAACGTTAGCGGTCAGGTTATTTGGAACGAGCGTGGTTGTAGTTTTGGTCTTTCCAACAATGCGTCCATTCTCGTTAACAAATGTACCAGAACTTGCCCGTGTAAAAGCCGGAGTAGGACCAACTTGAGCTTGACCTTCGCTGTAGTTTACAAAATCAACTTCAAATGCTGGACCAGGTTTTCGGCGACGCTGATGTGAAAAAACTGTATGTTTTAAATCCATGCTGTATGATATTTATACTAACCGATATTGTATGTCTTCAGGCATACACCATTACCAATTATATGCGCTAGTTACCCACCAAGCTAATCCATATTGTGGCGTATCGAATGCAGTTAATTCAATATTCCAACCAGACGGTACATCTGCGGTTAAATTACCAGACTGAGTTGACCAATGTACATGGGCAGTGCCTCCAGTATAAACATTCAATAGAGATAACTTATGCCCTGCATAGCTAGGAGTCGGTATGTTAACATTATGACCTGTGCTGTTAGTGTATTCTGCTTCAGGAGCAAAAACAATAACATTTGTACCAGTTAAAGATGCTACTGTGTATCCAGTCTCTCCAATTTCTGTGTCAGCGTTAAGCAGCACTGTCGTTTGACCAGTTTGATATGCAGTTGACTGTACAGTAGAGTCTGGGAATGTTAAGGTGCCAGTACTGCCTGTCGTATCAAATGTCCATGTTTTTAAAACACCAGTTGTGTCATACGTGCTTACTGTTACATTACCGTTTTGTGTGCCTCCATCGCCGTATCCACCATAAATATCCACATCGCCTCCAGCCGTTGTATAGCTGTTGCCTCCCTTTATCTCTACAAACCCTGCATTGCCATTGGTAGTGTCACCTCCTTCTATGCGAACGTATCCTCCACCACCAGTTTCTGGTCCGTATCCACCGCGTATTTTAATATCTCCACCACTGCCACCGTCAACTCCGCCTCTTCCTGCCCAAAGATATATATCGCCTCCCTCTCCAAATCCATTTCCTTGACCGGGATTAATCACTAGTCGCTGGCTATTATAATATGGTTGTTTTCCATCAGGCGTAGTTATGACTGCTTGATTTGTACCGTCTCCTAATTTTAATGTATTTGAAACGAGTGAACCTTGAGCAGTATCACCTCTAGGTGTAGAGAGTGTCGGGAACAATGTATTTCCCTCTGTAGTAAACTTCCATTGTTTAGGGCCTGTTCCAAATGAAGCTGTTTTCGGCCCATCAAAATATCCTGTGAGAACATCTTCATCAAAGTAAAACTTCCATGTTCCGGCACCAACATCTTCTATTATACTTCTTATAGTGGCTGTTGCTTGTGGGCCCCAATTCATGGTTACAGTTGAACCTACCTTGACATCTGTTCCTAAGGTTGGATATTGGCTCTTTAGTACAAACAAACGCCAAAAGTCCCCAAATGTATCAGCAGCATTTATTACAACACTAGATGCGCCAGCTACTGATGTAATAGCGAAGTCTTCTCCCTTCGTGGTGCTTATGTTGCCAGGAACTGTTATGTCACCACTTTGATCAAATGTCCAAGTATTGGCTGGCGGAATAAATTTTACAGCAGTATTATAAGCAACATTTCCTTCTTCTAATCTTACCTCTATCGTATTGCCAACTGTCTGTACGCCTATAATTCCATACGTTGAGTTGCCTATCACTGCTGTCCAAGTGGTATCTACATTTAGGATGCTTTCGTTGCCAGAGATAGTGACATACACGAATGGACCACCATCTTCTGTTTCAGCATTAAATGTGTAGGATTGGGTTTGATTTTTAATCCTAAGACCAGCAGTGCCGGTAGGTTGAATAGTATTGTTAGGAAATTCTGTTGTGCCATCTGCATTAAAATTCCATGCATACTCATTGTTATTGTAATTTGTTGCGATTACGATAGGAGTATCGACAGAAGTATTTGCTAAGAGAAAATAATCATCGGCAAACATACGAATGTCATCAGTTACATCAACTCTAAAGTCATTGTTTTCTAATCGTAAAGAGTTTACCCTTGATGTGTACAGACCAAAAACAATTTCAGATGCTATTTGAGTTTCGCCAAGTCCGTGTCCATCGTTGACCTGAAACGTAAACACATCGCCAACTTGGCTGTATGTGCCTGGAACATAAGTGAGATTTGCAGGAGACTGACCTGGACTCCAAAGTTGTATGTAATTAGGAGCACCATCAGTAAAGGCTTCTAAACGTCCAATGAAAACGTTGTCTGTAGATGTTAATTGCAGGAAATGGTTTCCACCAGAAGTATACCAAGTGGCAGACGTATAGCCAACTGGGTCAACATAAGAATAAAAAATAACGTCTGCATTTTCGTTTTGTATTCTGATGCCCTGTCCATCTATTACTCGAACATAGTTCTTTTCAGCTCCGAGATATAACTCTGCACTAGAAGCATCTTGGGTGCCGCCTGCACGAATGTGAATGTGATTTGGGGAGGTAGGATCAACGACGAGATATTGATCTGAAGATGAACGAGAAGCATCAGGATGCAGTTGAAGAGTGTTGTAGCCGTTGCCGTCTCCAGAATCACCTAAAGACTGTCTAAATGCTTGTGAAGAAGGGGCATCTATAATTTTACTATCAATTCGGTCATCAATAATTTCAATTAGTGTTGGAATCGGTGGCAGTACGACAGCATCATCATTTGCTATTCCAGGATTTATTTCTACCTGTCCTTCAGCTATTCGCATGACATAGCCTTCATCATTGAATATTTCAACATCATAGACATAGCGTCCAGCTTTCATAGCGCGAGTTTGGCCCGCTGTCAATGATACTTCAACTTTGCCTTGAAGTGGAAGATTTATATTTGTAGTAAATATAATTGTACTCGGCGATGAATAGCTCTTGCGTATCTGACCGCGAGATTGGTAGTCAGTCAAGTTGAATGGCAGCCCGTTGCTGTCTTTTACGTCTATGACAGATGAGTAGGTGCTGCCCTGGTCTATGTAGATATTACTATACGTCGCCATATAGTCTATTTATAAATTTTATAAACAATCAATTTACACCAATTGTAAATTTAGCAATCGCTAAATTATATGAATATGTGTTCGAACTTAAATTATATGTAGCATTTTCATGTAAATCAACGTGTCCAAGATTGGTGATAGTGAATACGCCTGAAGTAATACCATCAATATTACTGCCTGTATAGAATGTTTTGTGTATGTCCCAAGTTTTAACTGTCCCTCCAGCCCCATTTAGGAGGCTTATAGTTTGTATATTAAACCGATTACCTCCCCACCCTTGGTTAATTATATTAACTCTAGGAGTGCCTGGACTTGATGTGGGGTTAAAAGTAAAACCGCGATATTTTGGAAGGCCACCATTATTTGCGCTGTTTGTACAATATACGCTATATGTTTTAGAGTTTGAGCCGCTAACATAGAGTTGAAAACAGTCACCTGAATATTGTCTTAGTTCAAACGCTAGAGTGTCAGGATATGTTGGCTTAACCGATGTATCATTTATTGTAACGTCTGCGCTTGTTGCAATAATTGTTCCACTAATGCTGTTTCTTCTTATGCTAGCAGTAAAGCTCGTGGTGCCTTCAGTCGTAACATCGTTATTTGCCGTCACGACAAAAGAATGAGCTCCAGAACTCTGCACTACAAAACTCCCGCTGTTTGGGGAGAGGTCACTTCGCGAGAGTGACCAATATAGAGTTGTGCCTGCAGCAACGCCAACAACCGCGACGTCAAAAGTAACGGAAGTTCCTTCGTCTATACTAGTTTTTCTAGGTATAACCGCAGTTCTTTTTGCCATATAGAGCGTATTGATGTCCGCTCCAGACGATATTTTAAAATTTGTCGTCGTTGTCGATCGATCACCGACACTTCTAGACGCTTCGTAACGGTCAGACAAATCTTGGGTGCCAACTTTATATCCAGAATTTCCCGTAGCTGCGCCTATTACGCGCGGCAAAAAAAGGTCATCAAAGTCAGTACCATTTACTGTATAACCAGATGACATCGTTTATCTTTTTTCTAGTTGCTTTTCAAGTTCTACGACGCGTTTGGTCAATTCTTTTATTGCCTCGATAAGCACCGCGGTAAGTTTTCCATATTCTACGCCTTCAACCTCGTCTGAAGAAGTTTTATGAACCAATTCTGGATAAATCTCATGAACCTCTTCAGCTATTAGTCCGACGTCAGACTTTTCAGTGTCTTTCCATACATAGGAGACTCCATTTAGAGAGTTTACTTTGCTTAAAGAGTCTTGTAATGGAACAATATCTTTTTTATAACGCACTGACGAACGTGAAGTAAAGGATCCAGCATTTACGTCTCCGCCAAAAACTGCGTTATTATTTTCTAAATTAATTTCAAGCGGCCATCTACCGTTAATAGTTTCCCACGTAGTAGAGTTTACATTGCTACCACGCAATACGTAAAACGTATTAGAGTTTACGTGTATCATGCCGCTACGATGATTGGTGTCCTGTAAGATTAAAGTTGGACTTCCTTCGTTAATAGTAATGTCACTAGTTGCAGTAATCTTTGATGCCTTTAGCGGAGCATAGTCAGTGTCACCAGCATCGCGCACTTCAAGACCTGCGAGGCCACGAACGTGACGTAAAAGCGTCGCTGTTGATCCGGCGGCATGCAAAGAAACAAGCGCATTTCCAGTTGCGCTGCGTGATTCGAGTCCGGCGGTCGCCCACCCAACTTGTCCATTTGTTATACTACGGCATGGTCCGTATGTCTCGAGTGTTTTTGTGTCTCCAAAAAATTTGGCAACTGTTGCACGTTTGCCATCAAAAACTGTAGTATTTAAGAAAGTTGCAATTGTGCCATCACTATTTTCATAGTTGAGCGCAATCTCAACGTTCGCAGGTTGACCAACTGGATACTGCGCAGTCGTATTGATTTGGTTGCCAGTAATTTCTATCACTCCAATAACTTGACGCGTAGAAGTAACAGTATTGTCTGACCCAACAGAGAGTCCGCCGCCAATATTTATGTTTCCTGTTCCAACATTGAGTATATCAAGTGCTCCGTTGACTCCAGGACGTCTCCATATACGCGCATCGTAGTCGACAAGCGGGAAAGATGAATGAAAGTCAATAAATGAATTTCCATTTGCCGTTATGCCAGAACCAAGTTCGATAGCTGGTTGCTTTATAAACAACGTGCCAGCATTTCCCCAGTCTGGGAAAGTTCCAGATAGTTTGTTGGGCGTTATTGTTCCGTTTTTAATTTTTGAACCAACGACAGCGTCAGTTGCCAGCATTGATTCACTAATTACGCCGTCATTGATAGTAACTGGAATGTATAGATCCTCAGTGCCGTCAAATACTGGGGCTGGAGAAGTTGTAGTAACATGACCAGTCACGTTGACTATACGGGCAATTCTTAAACGTTCAGCGGCAGAACCGTTTAACTGAGTTTTATCGAGCGTAATTGTACGCTGGTCATTGGTTGGGTCAGTAAAAACAAGTCGGTTCGTGTCTAAAAAGTTGCCTTGCAGCAAAGAAGCAGATCCAAGATCCAAACTTTCTCTTATGTGCCCCTTTTCAACTTCTGTTGGCGCGTTTAAGACGTATGGACCTAGGTTAATTGGCGGTGGATTTGGCATATAATTATTTATAAATCATCCTCGTAATGGTTCTCTTCAACGGCAGACTGGCTAATTAAATTTTTTTCTGCAATATAGGCTTGACATTCTTCTAGAGTGTCTGCTACTACAAGAGTGTCTGCGCATGTGTATGATCCGCAACTTTGAAACGGTTCAGTTAAGAGTTTAAGAGTCTCGTCATTATACATTATTAGCCACTTATCAGAAAATATGTCAACAATTGTATTTTTATGTTCAACTATCATATTATGGTAAGGTTGGTTGATTGATTACTACGTTCCATGGTGTAGTCGCTGGATTAGTGTCTTTATACTCGGTAAGAGTTTGATAATATGCATAACCATCAGTCGCGGTTGTTGTGCTTCTTAGAGTAGCTGTGCCAGCTCCAGTGATTGCAGTGGTTGAAGAAGTAACATAAGTAAATACACTATTGCTAGATGTTGTAATTTTAAATGTACCCTTAAATGCGCTGTTGAACGTATTATCAGAAATTGTAGCCATTCCTGTTCCAACTAGGGTGCCGCTTGTTGTTGTAGTGTATGTAAAAGCATTTAAGCCAGTAACAGAAATTGTAAAAGTGCCTTTAAAGTCGGCCTGAAAAGAAGTTTCACTTACATCACCAATTACAACTGACTGACCATCAGTAAAACCATGCGAGGGGAAAGTTACCGTTACGGTTGAACCAACTCGATTGAAATTTAATCCTGATAAAGTATGCACCGCAGAAGTAATTGTAACAAGTTGGTTAGTTAAATAGCCATGTGGGCCACCTAAAGTTACAGTTACAGTCTTTGAACCGGTCGGTCTAACAAAACTAGTTCCTGGAGCATTTTGTATAGTTCCTCCAGTAAAACTTGGAGTAAGAAACGTGCCGTTTGTGCGTTTGCCGCCTAAATTTATAAATCGATCTCCAGCGGGTCGTCCTCCGTCAATAAATGCTTTTAATATTCTGCCTATAGCAGCTGCAGTTAAGTTTGTGTTAAACGCATGAAATTTACCTAGAGTGACCGGCATTGCTGTTGTGCCTGGATAGTCATCAACCTCAGTGTCGTTACATCTAAACGTTTGCAGGGCCACTCTTCCAGTTAAGTTAGGAATTGATCCATTTACACCTGTAATACTTTGAGCTGGTATTACCTTGTTATTATCACAAGCAAACTCAATTAGACTGTTAAGTCCAGTTAAATTTGGAATTGTAGAACTAAGTTTATTTTTAGCACACACAAACGTTACTAGACTACTAGGCAAAGTCGCTGGAATAGCTCCAGTTAACTCGTTGCCTCCACAATTAAATGTTTGTATAGCAGGCAAATTTGATAGACTTGCTGGTATTGATCCAGTCAAGTCATTGTCATGGCATTGAAAATTTGTTAGCGCATTTAAGCCAGTTAAATCTGGAATAGAACCACTTAACATATTATCATAGCACGTAAATTCCTGTAAATTTGTTAATCCAGCAAGAGAAGGAATGCCATTAGTTCCGGGTGTGTTAGTTAATGCATTTCTATAGCACTGAAAAACTCTTAATGATGTTAAGCCAGTTAACGAAGGAATGGGACCGCCAATTCCGCGCCCGGGCGCGGAATATTGGTTAGCTACATATAAGTTTTCATAGCACCGAAATTCTTGTAAATTTGTTAATCCGGTTAATGAAGGAATGCTTCCAGTTAACTCATTGAAATAACAATAAAAAAACTGCAAGTTTGTCAAATTTGTTAAATTTGGGATGCTTCCGATATGTTTATTTGTATTGCAACGGAAGTTTGTTAGAGTAGTTAGATTACTAATATCTGGAATGCTTCCAGTGATATTATTTTCGCCATAGTTAATGATTTTTATATTAGGCAAAGGTGATATATGTGATGTTGGTAAAGGGCCAGAAAATAAATTTGAGTATATTCGAAATGTTTCTAATTTAGTCATTCCAGTTAAATTAGGAATTTGCCCTGTAATTTTATTATTCCAAGATTCGAAAAATGTTATTTCAGACTTATCTGTATAACCAGTTATTGATACAATGTCATTGCTATTGCATCTAAAAGTAGTTAAATTATTAAATGGAGATATATTTATTGTCCCACCAAGTTTTGGGTTTGAAGCCCCACAGTCAATTTCGGTAACTGATAGGGGGCCATTTGCTGGACGTAACGTAATTGTTGGCATAATATATGTTATTTATATAGTGTAGGTATGACTTTCTGGCGTCGCAGAAGTGGTTGTAGTGTCAGCTGTACCATCTCCCCATTTTATAACTATAGAAGGAGAGGTAGCAGAGGTTACTTTAAAAGTATTTAATATTGATTGTGCTGAATAGTTAAAATCCCAAAAAGAATATTGTTTCGGAAGCGTATAAATTCTAGCAATACCAAGTTTATTTCCACCTTCAACATAATTTGGCGCACCTATAATTATATTTCGTGCGTTTTTACTTAGTGCCAATGACCACCCAGAGTTTTCACTCACGGTTTTTCCAGGTATACGAAAATAAGATTTTCTCCAAGCTGAATTAATGTATTTATAGATGTCTACTGCACCAGTATCAACCACACTTGCTGAGTCTTTGTATGGATAGCCTACAGCAAGTTCACCTCCTATATTATCAAGAGAAACACTATAGCCAGCTAAATCATTTGCATCGCCAATAATTGCATCTCCATATTGAACCCATGAACCTGAAATATTGCGATATACTTTTACAACTCCCGCATTTTCGGAGAGTGTACTATCATGAATATTGCCAATAGCAATTGTAGTTCCGCTGGCATTACACGCAACACTAAAGCCCCCTTGGCTGTTTGCTGTGCCGTCAATATCAATCCCAATCTGGTTCCATGTTGTTGGTAAAGGGCTTGGCGTCCTTACTGTAGGCCCAGCATATTGATAGATTCTGACATGACCAGTATCAGTTGTAGTAGGAGAGTTATTAAAGGGAGCTCCAACTACTAAAATATTTCCAAGTGAATTTAGTGCTATACTCCATCCAGAGTTGTCATCTACTAACTCGCCATATAGAGTACCAATTTTTACCCACTCACTGAGTTGTTGTCTGTATATTACAACAGATCCTCTGTCTGTACCAGATGCGTCGTCTTTAGGAGAGCCAAATGCAACAACATTTCCAGTGCTGTTTATAGTTACTGAAAATCCTGACCAATATGAAATACCTTCACCAGTTATTGTTGAAGTTTTTGCCCAGACAGTGCCATCATAGTCATACACATATATAGAACCATTGACAGTATTAGGATTAGAAGCTTTACTTCCAACTACTATTCTATTTCCATCATCGGTTATTGCTACACTATAGCCAATACGTTCATCAGTATTTCCTAAGATGTCGCCTCCAAGTTGCTCCCACAATAAAGTTGATGGGTTTTGTTTATATACCTTTACTGCTCCGGTTTCAGTCGTATTATAGTCAGGATTACCAACAACACATATATTTCCAATATTATTAAAGTCTACAGAAAATCCAAAAGAGTCATTTGCATGTGTACCAACCAATGGTGGTGCATTTAAAATTATATTATTTAATCCAGAAATAACAGCTCTTTTAAAATGATATATATTCATATTATAATATCAATATACTGTACCTAGAGCAATAAATTGATCAGTTACATTAGATTTATACACATAGAACCCAGTATATATGCTATTATTAATAACACTATTAACTCCATTTATTGTTGATGTTCCGCTTTTATTAAGTGTTATAGTATTTCCACCTATATTAGCTATTCCAATAGTCCAACCAGTAGCTAAAGTTGACCATTCTGGCAACGTTAATGCAATACCTACTTCACCAGAATGATAAACTTTTCCATTATCTGCATTTACAAGTGTTAAGGTTGTAGCGGTTCCAGTTGATACGATTATCCCGCCAGCAGTAAAATTTCCAGTTGTTGAAATTGATAATCCAGAGAGTGCACCACTTACTATTAAGTCGTTATTTAACGTTGTTTGTCCCATATATTTTTATTAATTAAAATTATTTACATCTGTGTCAACTGTAAACATACCTATTTTAAAACTAACGTTGGCATGCGCACCAGTTGCAGCATAAGAATTTTGAACATAAATGTTAACTGCCTTTGTACTAGTAATACAATTTGTCGTATTAGTTATTCCACAAAATGTATTTGTTCCAACTAATTTTATTTTTTTATTTGATACTGATGCTTGTGTTGAATCTAATGATATATGATTCTTACTCGTGTCACTAGTATACCAAATAGTGTTTATAAAAGCAATTTTTTCAACAGTTGCATTTTCTTGCCAAGCGCAAGAAAGTCCTACTCCCGAGTGAGTGTAATGATCTATATAAAAATTAGCAGTTCCTGTGGCGGTTATGTCTATACCTGAAATAACATTATTAGTAGTTAAATTTTGTATAGTTGAATTGATGAGTGAAGTTGCACCAGAGTCAGAACTCAAATATTTGTTGCAAATAATTGTGCCAGCGTCTATTGAGATTTTTGAATTTCCGCCTAATGAAAATATTTTAGCAGAACCCGTATTTATGCCACCACCCCTAATTGATATATTCAATGTTGAACTAACAGCAGTGGTAAATAGTGTAGAGTTAGTGGCGCCTGTAATAGAGTTACATTCAAAATATATTGTGGGGCTTGACGCAGTAAGTGAAATAAGTGATGTTGAATTGTTTACTATAAAATCTGCATAACCATATATTTTTTTATCTTCGTTAACAGAGCATGAAAATGCAGAAAATGCGGTGCCGCTAGTTATGGTAACAGTTGTTTCTGGTTCAAAATACAAATCACCTTTAGTGTTTAAACTTATACCTGCATTGATATTGTATGTGCCAGCACGAACATAAATCAAATCTCCTACTGCTGATTCGGTGACAGCCGCACCAATTGTCTTAAATGGTGTATTTGAATACTTATCTCCAGCGGTGCGTGTATCTGTGCCAATACTTTCATTTACAGTTATAACTTTACCGTTGCCTGAAGAAAGTGTCGCTGGGACATCTGTAAGTTTCCGTCGTGTTGCTCCACTATCAGTAAAATACAAATTAGTGCCATCAAATTCAATACTTCCAGTAACCGGGGTTGTTAGCAAATTGGTGCTACTTGTAAGTTTTAGTGGCGCAACAGTTGTCGTACCAGCAGGAAGAGTTACCGTACCTGTAAATGTTGGTGATGCTATGTTTGCCTTGGTTGCTATGTTACCATTAAGTTTCCCAATTGCACTCACTGCGGTATCAGTAGCAGAAATTGTACCAGTTGTCGACGAGTAACCGGTCAATTGCGAATCAATATATGCAAAAGTCTTTCTAACAGCTGAACTATTGGTTAAATGTAAATTTGTGCCATCAAATTCAACACTTCCGGCGAGTGGGGTGGTTAGATTGCTGGCACTTGCTACAAATTTTAGTGGTGCAACTGATGCACTACCGGTTGGAAGAGTTACCGTACCTGTAAATGTTGGTGACGCTATGTTTGCCTTGGCTGCTATGTTACCATTAAGTTTCCCAATTGCACCTACAACAGTATCTGATGTCGAAATTGTGCCAGTTGTTGACGAGTAACCGGTCAATGTTGAACTCAAGATAGAATCAATATATGCAAAAGTCTTTCTAACAGCTGAACTATTGGTTAAATGTAAATTAGTGCCATCAAATTCAACACTTCCGGCGAGTGGGGTGGTTAGCAAATTAGTACCACTCGTAAGTTTTAGTGGTGCAACTGATGCACTGCCAGCAGGAAGAGTTACCGTACCTGTAAATGTTGGTGATGCTATGTTTGCCTTGGTTGCTATGTTACCATTAAGTTTCCCAATTGCACT